CCTTTTTCATCCAAGGCTCACGGTCAATCTCTTCTAATGATTCTGGATCATTCAAATCACCCGAATAGTATTCGTATAGAACACGCTTAAGTCTTTTCTGCTGATACTTCATACGACCAAGGTTGTACTTTTCAGCGGTAAGTTCTTTTAGGTATTTTGCGTGTAGATTGGGAACCCGGCCACTTTCAACACCAAGTTCCGTTTCGTCTATTGGATGGTCTTCACCCCACATGCTCATAATATCATCTATTTTCATATTCTCACTCTTTAGACTTCTTATGAAAAAGGCCTTCTTGGCAATGTCTCAATTCATGTCTCCATATTTTATAACTTTTATCATCATTTAAAGGTGGTACATATATTTGACAAATGTTAGATTTCTTCCACCATCTAGCCCAACCACCAACTTTCATTTTTTTCTGTTTTATAGTTGCTTCCGGTCTTGCCACCCAACTATCTTGTATGTCTTGTGGTGATTGTACATTAAGAAAAATAACACCATTATACGGTTTGTGTTTCCATGTAAGACCGTGACCAGATGCTATACTTTGTAGAACACATCCTACTATAATAAAAAATAATATTAATACTATATATCTGAACATCTTAACATAAAAATTACACTATGTCAAGTATTTCATATTTTCTATATGTGAATGATGCAGTGGCCTGAAGATACTCAACATCCGTTTCTTGGATATTGAATTGTAATGTGGATAGGGATGTTGGAAATGCATCAACAAAACTGATACCAATATTAACCTTATTAGCTGCAGTTGTAATGAGAAGTGTCGCATCAGAGAATACTGTTCCTACATCTGCTGTCGCACCTTTTCTACGTGATATGTTACTTCTCTGCTCAAAGTTATCAGGATAACCTAACCCAATCAACCAGTTATACATTTCCTTGTAGTTTCTCATATCTTCATCAACTTGAAAGACTACATCTAAAGTGCCGAAAGTTAGTTTTTCACCTGGCTGGGGAAGATTTATAAATGGATTTGTAAGACCTTCCGTTACACCTAAAGTGATATCGGGTACGTTTGCACTAGTACAAAAGTAATTCACATGTGGTAACTTTTGTATAGAAAATTGAAACCCGATAGGAGACAGGAAACTCCTGTTGTCAGGTTGTGTATCTTGTAGTGCCATTAATAATCTCCATCCTTTGACACTATTTATATGCTAAAAAAAGAGGGGGCCGAAACCCCCTCAATTTACTCACTTGACTTATTATTATTGATTACATCAAGTTCGTGACTTTAACCAACCTGTAGTAGATGTTGGCAGACTGTGTATTAAGACCACCACCGATTGTACCAGACGCTGCTCCCGTTGCGTAGGGATTGGCGACGATACCGTAGCGAGTCTTGAACCCAATCTTCGGCTGGAAAGTGTTCTCACCAACTGCCCGGACCATCTGAAGTGGTACGTATGGGCAATAGAACAGACCGGCATCAAAGGCACTGGAGCCCTTATAGCCAAGTGTGTAATAGTTGTTAGTGGCGTCACTGAAGTAAGGATCGATGTAGACCTTTACGCGACCATTAAGAACACCGGCAAAAGTATTACCCGCGTCATCAACCTGTAGGTTGTTGTTAAGAGCAGGCGTGTAATCCAGAACACCAGCCATCTGAAGTGCAGAAGCAACATCCGACGAGCAGAGCATAACATTACCCTTACCGCGACGAGTAGACTTAGCAACTTCGTTGGCATCACGTTCGATCTGGAACATAAGGCCCTTAAACTTCTCAACCGACCAACGACCATTGGAATCTGTATCAAGGTCGAAAGTACCCGCAGCCGTCGTATCTTTCTGAGCACCGGCGGTGGCAGAATAGTTAATGGTACGAACAACTTCGCGATTGATTTCAGCAAGGATTTCCGAAGAAAGGATATTGCTGAGTTCCGTTTCTGCATCAAGACCATGAATTGCCTTCAAGTCCTGAGCAAGTTCCATCGTATACTCTGCCTTCAGAGCGCGAGACACGGCCGTAACCGAAATCTTTTCGATGGAGAACGCCATTTCTTGGAAATGGTTTCCACTGGCATCGCCGAGTTTTTCAGCATCAGCAGTAGACATACCTTGCGAAACCGAATAACCAGTTCCGTTAATTGCACGATCATTAGGATCAGTACCAGCCTGGGCAACGCCAGCGGCACTATTCGCAGCATTGATAGATGCAGTATTACCAGCAGCAGCACTAGAGAACGTGGTATTCGCTTCGTTAAACAGTGCTTCCGTACCCGCCTGCGTGGAATAACGCGAGCGCATCGCGAAGATAAGTCCAGTTGGACCCGTCATCGGCTGAACACCGCATACATCATACGCGATAAGGTTAGGCATCGAACGGCGAACCAGACTAATTAGTACCGGATCAAACGTGTCAATGCTTCCGCCTGTGGCATTAGCAGGTGCGGCTTCGCCCAAGAGCGTCGGCGCTTGATACCCACCAGTACCCATGCCGTCTTCACGAGCAGCATGTTCTTGGTTTTCGAGAAGAGTGGCGACAGTGGCTCTCTTGTGTGCATCGCTGATTTCAGGCAGGTCAGGATGCTCAAGAACTGGCTGCCACTTCTTTTGAAGTTCATCGAGATTATACATTAGTTTCTCTCCTTTTAGAATTTTATCTTATTCATTCTTACTATATTTATAATAAACTACTTTTTGATGCTTCTAGAAATGGCATTCATGTAATTTGCCATAGAGCCATTCACATTTTTATCATCATCTTCAATTTCTAACGGTTCATCATCAGCGATCTCACTGACAACTTCTTCCGATGGAAAATAGTTTTCCTTAACAGTTTCTAACTTCTTGGTATAGTCTTCTTCACTTTCAAATTCTACACCGTCAGCAAGAGACTTGAGTTTATCGGACTGATTTTCGGAAAGACCATCACTGATACTTTCAATGATTTGCTCTTTCTTAATTTCTTGAAGTTGTTTGGAAATATCGATATTCTTCTCCATTTCCTCATTAACAGAAGTTTCTAGCTCTTGAACTTTGGCAGCGAGCTCATCGACTAGATCGACCTTCTCTTCTGGAATATCAACATAGTTCTCTGTAAAGAGGCCTCGTAGACCTTCCATAAAGTTCTCTACAATTTCTGCGCGAATACCAGAGTTGATTGCAACTTCATTCTCTTTAACCCACTCTTCAACGACATACTCAAGGTAGTCATCAAGGCGCGTGGAAAGAGTTTGAATGCTATCTTCTTTTTCTGCTTCAAGTTCCGCATCCATATCAACACTAACCGAGTCGAGTACTTCGTTAATCTTGGAAACAACAGCGGCCTCAAAGATGGTAGTGGCAGATTCTTTGAATTCTTCCGACAAGTCTTCTTCACCAAAGAGGGCCTTAACGTCATCAGAAACGTCAATGTCTTCCTTAGTTACTTTCTTGACTTCTTTAACGCTCTTCTTCTTGCTTTCTTTTGCTTCTTCTTCATCATCGTCTTCATCATCGTCGTCCTCATCATCCGGCTCGAAAGCAGACATGAGTTTTGTATAAGAAGCAGCAATATCATCCTTTTTATGGCCCTTCATATATTCGACCATAGCATTGATCATACCGATTTTGGTTTTAGGCATTGCGGGTTTCTCTTCTGCTAACTCTTCAGAATCATCTTCTGGCTGAACTTCTTCAGCTTCAGCGATTACCTCTTCAGCAGAAGCGGTTTCTAGAGTGACTTCCTCTTCATTTACGAGGTTGTCATCCTCTTGTGTGTTTAGTTCTTGATCTGACATTAGAACACTCCTTAATTTAATCTATATTATTTATTATCTCATATTTATAAAATTACAATTTTGAGAGGAAGGACTCGAATACTTTTAACTTTACAGATTCTAAGTCTTTCTTAGAAACAGTTTCGATTTCCGTTTGTAATTCAGCAATCTCAGCTTCTTTGATAATTCCATTATCCCACACCCATTCCTTACCTTCCATAATACCAGAAACAAATGCTTCAGGCGCCGAAGGGTCTGCAACAATATCTGCGGCAGTTGCAAGGTAGAAGTCCTTTTGTACTTCTGCCGAACCACCTTTTTCTTTTAATGATCCCATACCTCTAGAGGAAACACCTAATTGCGCGCCTTCGTCCATAAGACTTTTTACAATCTTACCATAAGGAGTTTCGCACATAATCTTTGCTTTACCAACAAAATTGGAACCATCCTGCTTTAAATCAGTAATCATATGGGAAACACGTTCTAGATTAATGGTGGGCCCAGTTGGATGGCCTAGCTCACCGTAGGCACGATTCTTATGAACATACTCTTTAGTGTATCTCGTAACTTCTTTCGCAAGGATATCTTTAGGATATACGCGACCATTACGATTCTTAATATCACCTTGCATAAAGATGCCTTCAATGAAATAGTTCTTCTTACCTTTTTCATCAGCTTCCTCAAGGTAATGAACGTTCTCGTTTACTTCGCATATAAGTTTCATCTGACTTCCTTACGTTGAATGAGCAATTGGCGTCAGCTTAACATCAGCCGACGCGGCGAAAATCTCATCCGTAGATTTCTTTTCTAAACGAACATTTGCGTTGGGGGGAATATTAAACGATCCTTGTGTCGCTGCGCTTACAGCATTATCCACTAAAGTTACCAACCTAGAAGTAGTACCAACATTCTGAACAAGAACCACCGTAGACGTAGAAACATTATTGGCAGTTGCTAAAGATGTAGGTGCGGCAACTTGTGCGCCTTTAAGTTTTAGTGCCATTATTCTCTCCTACTTAACCATTTTCATGGCAAAATCAACAACCTTCATGAAATCATCAGGTGATTTATTTACCATACGTTTAATCTTGTCTTGATTCTTTTTGTTTACTTTATCATATACCGCGACTAGTGCGCTTGCAGTAAATAAATCAACTGTCGTACTTTTCTTATTATCGAATTTAACTTTCTGTGCCTGTTTGTCTTTTACAATTTTTTTAAGAGTATCAATAACATCTTCATTAAGTTCTTCAACAGACTCTTCTATAGAGTCTTCAATTACTTCTTCTTCGACAGCATCAACTACCAGATCAGAATCGATTTCGACTTCTTCATCTTCCAAATAGTATGAATAACCAAAGTTTTTAAATCTCTTCATCGCTTACTACTTCCTCTGGTTCTGAATTTACTACATGCTCTGGTTCTGCTTCGACTTTAGGTGCCATAAATGAATGTGCAACTTCAACGCGCTTTACTTCTAATGCATCAGACACTTTTTGAGCAAGAATGTCATTCACCGCAGATTTAAATTGTGCGGCGTCACTATTCACTGCAAACTTTACAGCGTCATCAGTACTATATTCAGACATATTTTATCTCCTTTACACCAACTATTTATAAAAAAATAGTTCTTTCATTATCTAAAAAGGCTGTTCATCTCCACCTTCTTCTTCATCATCATTGTATGCACCATCATCACCATCTTCAATTTCATCTTCGATTTCTTTGGTGATTTGCTCAATCTCTTCTTCAGTTTGATGTAGAACGTTCTTTTGAATCCAAGCGGTAGAATAATACTTACCCGTAAATTGATCTACTTCAGC